TGTCGATCTTCGCCAGCTCGGCGAGCTTGGCCGGCGATTTCGCCAGTGCGTAAACCAGCGCCGCCGGATCGTTCGCGGCCTGCAACGCGACCGCCTGCTGCTCCATGTTCAGGGCGGCAACCACGGTCGCTTCGGCGTCCTCGTAATCGGATACCCCCAGCTTGGCCTTGCGTTCGTTGTAGGACGCAAGATCGCTGTTATAGCTTTCGATCACGCGGCGCGTCTTTTCCTCGGCGCGCTCGGTTTCGGTCTCGGCCTCGGCCTTGCGCTGCTTCCACGCGTCCAGCGCCACCTCGAACTTTTCGGGATCGCCTTCGCAATCTTCCCACAGGTCCGGCTTGGGCCCAACCTCGATCTTGGGCTTGATGGCCGACTGCCTGAGTTCGGCAATCTCCTTGTCGAGTTCGCGAAGGCGCTTGGTCTGTTCGCGGTTGCGCTCGCGGAGGCGCTTGATTGTCGGTGTATCGGCCTCTTCGGACTCTTCCTCGTCCTCGTCGCCGAACGAGATGACGGTTTCTTCTTCTTCAGGAGTTTCCGGCTCTTCGGAATGCTCTTCGGTTTCAGGTTCTTGAACCTGATCCTCGGCCTCTTCGATTTCAGGGGTTTCGAGGACTTCAGTCTCGGTATCTTTGGGCATAATCGCTCCCATTCCTCACCGGAACGAAGGCCGGTGGCTGCCTATGGGTGCAATCCTACGCCGCTAATTCGAGCTTTGCCGTTGCGACATTTTACCGAGTCCCGCCGCATGGGCCTTGAGAAGGTTGCTCTTCGCGTTCAGCGCCTCGATTGCCAGCTTCTGCGGCATGTGCTCGGTCTGGGTCCGCAATTGCTCGGTTTCGGCTGCTGTCTTTCCGATCTGCGCCAGCGTGTGCACCTGCTCCAGTCCGGTCGGCGTATCGGGCACCGCATCCGGCCCTCCGACTGCGCTTGCCTGGGCCATCTTCAGCGCCGTGTCGGCCCTGCGCTGATCCGCCGAGGCAGCAAGATCGGCGACCTTGGCGTCCGCCAGCTGCTGTTCGGGATTGGGCTGCTGCTGCGCTTGCTGGAGTTCGGCTTTTTCCTCATCGTTCGGCTGGACGAGCCCCAGCCCAAGGGCGCGCTGGCGATTCCACTTCTGGTAATCGGCCAATCCTTCACCGTCGATGTTGAGAGTGGCGGTGATAATGGCGGCCTGAGCGCCTTGCATGTCCTGGGCCTGGACCGAAATCTCGGCGATGTTGAGCATCGTCTTGACGGTCTTTTCGCGCCGCGTCGAAGTCGCCTCGGTTACGTCGGCAATGACCTTATAACGACCAGACGTGAAGTCGTTCCTAATCCTGAATGAGCCCTTGGAATCGGTGAACGGCTCATGCAGAGTAGCCTCACCGTCGCCGCCATCCTCGGTCATGGTCTCGACGGTTCGTCCCGGCTCGTAATAGACCTCTTTAGCCATCGACAGATAGATCTCGCCTTCGCGCTGGACCGACTGGCGCATATTGTCGAGATAGATCGCGGACTTTGCATCAACCCTGGTCGCCGCAATGTCCATCGCTTCCGCAGACGTGTTAGCCTTGACTTCATCTGAGCCGTCATCGGTTTCTTCGGTCAGGTCGGCCGCTGCAGCTTGCAGCAATATCGCCGTGACCGGAGCGACTTGAGGGGGTTCGATCTTGCCGATCGGTCCCAATGAAGCAATCGTTCCGTCGGGATTCCTTAATGCACTGGCGAGCGCATAGGGATGACGCTCTTGCTCCTGTTTCGACCACAAGTCCTGAAGGTGAGGCGGGAGCTGCTCTGGATCGAAGATCGGTTTCTCGCGCGGGGCAAGGGCGTCAGTCTCGCTAAGCTTCGAGACCTTCGCGTTATAGATGCGCTGGGCATCCATCCGCTTTGACACATAGCCCCGGAATCTTTCCTGGTTATCGACGAACCATCGCTTGCCATAGACCGGCACAATCGGAATTTCGGCCCCGGCGATATAGCCCTGATCCTCTAGAACCTCGGCTCCGGTCATCAGATATTTGCGGACGCGGGTTCTCATCCGCCTGACAGTTTCGGCTTTCCATCCCTGCGCCTTGAGATTCTTCAGATCGTCTGGCTCGATCTCGTCGGCCCATTCACGCTGCTGCTCGCCAGAGAGCGTTTGGGTAAGCACCAGCATGTCATCAAGGTTGTTTTCGACCTCGTAATATTCGGCCTTGATGACGACATCCGGAAGGAACCAATCGAACACCGGCCTTAGCTTGTTTTCCGGCCAGCTCGATGCTTTTCCAGGATATTCCTCTTCGAATGACGCTTTTAGATCGGCCGTGAGGACGATTGCCCATTCGGCGTCCGACTTGTCGTAGAGCTTCGAATTTCCATCGAAGAACACACGCTGGTCGGCATCCACGATGATCGATGCCGGATTGACCCGCTGTTCATCATTGTCCTTGTCTGACGGATCGGCCAGCTCATTGCACAGTCGGTAGGCTCCGAACCCTCCTGACGCGGCTTCCTCGAACGCATTGTCGCGCGCTTGCTGCGACTTGAAATGATAATCGTCCGCGCGGTGAACACCGTCCAAGGTGTCCGCTGTATCCTGGTCGCTGTCGCCACCGGCTGGGCGGAAATCCGGAACGATCCGGTTCTCGCGGTAGTCGGTAACGATCTTGTCAACGCCCTTGGAGAGCTTGTCGATCTCGACCTTGATCGAATTTTCGAACTGCTCCCCCCACGCCCCTTCCCACATTGCTCCGGGAATGGAGATGAAGCGGCGGCACATAAGCGCATGGGCACGGATTTCCTGCTGCGGGAGAGATGCGGATTCGAAGCGCCGCATGGCGCGGGCATGGACCGCCGACAGGTCTTTGGATTGCGGCTTTGGAGGCCGTTCGTAATCGTCGCGCGCCATCGCGTCAGATGATAGGCAAAGGCTTCGCGACTAGCGTTTGGACATTTCGCCCGGCCCTTTCACCATCCGAGCGGGAGGAGGGCTCTTAAGCGCTACTTGGACCGGGCAAGACTGAAAACGCCACCGTCAGCCTGCGGTTCCGCGATTGAACGCGGTCTGAAGCCTTGGAATGCTGTATGAAACTACGGGAGCCGCTGCCATCGCGCGCCTCGCCCCTTCAGTAGCATAGCGAAGCGCATCGATCAGGTGATTGTCCTTGTCCTCCAGCACGCTTGAGACTTGTCCGGTCAGGCTATCGACCTTGTAGCTGTAATGAGTCAGCTCCTCGATCAGGCGCTTGCAGCGCGGGTGAATTACGAGATCATAGCTTTTGAGGAACTCGATTCCCTCTTCGACCGAACGCGTCCCCTTCAATGCCGAGGCGATCTTTGGAAAGCCGTTCTTCCGTAAATAGCTGATCGTCTCGGGGCGCGAGCTGTCAGCCGTGAGCCAGTATTTCTCCGCATCGGGAATGGTCATAAACAGCGCTGGCAAGTCTGGAATCTCGATGTGCAGGCCCCACGCTTCATAATCCACATAGAGTTTGCGGCCGTCGATATAGCACCTCACCGCACAGGACGGATCGATGGAGAAACCAAAGTCGGCTCCAAGCCTGAACTCTGCACCGCTCCACGTCTCGAACTCTTCAACGCTCCAGTTCTTGAACACCCGCGCTTCGGAGTTCCGCCGATACTGGCCTAGCCAGATATGCCGGTACTTGTCGTAATCCCGACCACGCACATATTCCATACTCTCACGGAGCACCGTCGGGAACCACGGGTTGTCCGCATAGTTGATCTCGCGAACGATACTGTTCGGCGGCGCGACAAACGTCTCATCCTCATCTAGATTATTGCCCCTGAACATCGCATCTACCGGATCGGTTGGTAAATCGGGGTTCCAGGTCCAGATTAGTCTCGATCCTTCGCGGCGGATGGTCGGCTCTAAGGCATCAATCGACGACTGGCTGAACGCCTGCGCTTCATCGCCCCAGAATGTTGTAATGCCCTCAATCGACCGAATCCCGTTGGCGTTGCCCTTGATGCCGGAGAACAGGAACAGGCTGTCATTCGGGCCCCTGATCTCATTGTCGGTCGATGTGAACGCGGCTCTCACCCCAAGCCGGTCGATTGCATCGTCGAGCAGACGCTTGGACGAATCCCTGATGCTCTTCTGGATTTCTCGCCCGCACAATACACGCTCATGGCGCTGCATGGCCTGAAGAATGAGGACGGTCGCGACCGTATAGCTCTTGCCCCCTCCACGACCGCCATACCACGCGAGATGGCGAAACGGCTGCCACAAATCCTCGGCGTACTCCGGAAGATCAATCGTTTTTGGAAGGGCGGACAAGGTTCACGCTGAAGCTTGCGGGAAGCGGGTTTTCAGGATCGGAGCCGATAAGTGATTTCTCGCGCCAATCCTCAGCAGCCATATTCTTCAGCCCGAAGATGCACAGTGTTGCATTGCCTTCGCCAGACACCGCATTTGACCGCGCCAGCCCCTCCCACCAAGCAGCGCATTTAGCCTTTCCGGCCTTTACGGCTGCGGAAAATTCTTGATGTTTGACAGCCCATTCGCTGATCGTATCGCGACAAACGCCAATCGATGCGGCAAAGCTCGTCAGGCTTGCGCCTTCGGCCATGTGCTCGACAACGGCATCGCAATAAGCGGGATCGTATTTTGTCGGACGGCCAGCGGGCATATGTTCGATCTTACCGCTTCCTGCCGGAGCTTGCGTTTGGACATTGCATCTTCCGGCGCAGGCGCTCAATTCGCTTAAGGACCGCCAAATACGAACGCCCCATATCCTCAGCGATTCGCTGCACCTCGTCATTGCGCTCGAACGGCTTGATCCTGAGCGAATAGCCGCGCTTACGGATCAGCAGGATCAGCTTGCGGTCATCCTTCGCCGACCATCTCCACACATCTCGCTTGGGGCCGAGCCGACGCAGCGAGCGCTCCAGAAGAGCGCTTTCTTCTTCGGTAAGCGCTCGATTGAGCCCTTCCATCTCGGCGATGATCTGCTGCGCGCGAAGATTTGACCCCTCCATCTTCATTTCCCCCGCCCTTCCTTTTCAGGTCGATTTTTCCTCGGTTTCGCTCACCTAGCCTCCATGAGCTTGCCGTCTCGGTATTCGAGGAATCCCGCGCTCAATCCCATCCGGCGAATGTGTGGGAGCATATTGTCCAGTTCTTCTCGACTGAGCGGCGCCGGTCGGGGCTCGACATGGAGTCTGGCGTCAATCCTCGCTTGACGCTCCCATTCCCAGCACTCGTTCAGTTGCTCGCGAGTTTTCACCGCGGATCTGCGTTTTGCCGCTTCTTGGTTGATCTCCCGTTCCCGGTTGATCGGACGGTCGCTGGAGTGGACGGCGCGCTTGCGCTTTTCGGCTACCAGCCTCGATATTTCCGGCACCATCTGGTTGATCCGCGTAATCGATCGGCGGACTTCGGCGCTGACCGCCCTCACTTCACCAGCGGTGATGTCCTCCAGCGCATCAGCCGCGCCCCGCAGAAACGTCTCCCGCTGCTCGGTCGTCATCGTGACCGGAGCCACGAGAACCAGCATTTTAGCCAGTTCCAGCATGAGCACCGAAGTCGGGGCCGATGATCCGCCGGAGGGCGGCTGCGGTGGGCTCTTCGTCAGGTCGTTCATTTCGTCTGGGCTTTCGTTCGTCGGCGGAAATCAGCCAGTTGACCCAAGTTCGCTGCCAATCGGTGCGGGCAGCGTTCGCACCTTTCGAAGGCCAGTAGTTTTTGAACTTCGCCAGCTCGCGTTCGAGTTCGCCGGGGTTCCACAGAGCGACCATCTCCGCCGCCTTTCCGGTGAGCGGTTCGGGCTCCCAATCGGCAGGCAAACGAGAACCCCGATCAATCTTTTTGACCTCACCTTTAGGTGAGGGTTTTTCTTCACGGGTGGGGGTTAGATTATCTCTTTCATTGGGGGCGGGGTCACGCGTGACGTCACGCCGTGACATGTCACGCTCGCTCTTCTCTTTTGCGCGCTGCCTGCGTTTGCGTTCGGTCGCGGTAGGATCGGAACGCCGCTCTGCTGCGGCAGCGATCTCGGCGATGTCATGCGCTGAGAGACCTTTATCGGCCATCAGTTTCAGAGCGGCCGCGTTGAAGCTCATCTCCGCTCGCTCCCGTGATGCTCGGAAAGCAGGATTCCGCGGCGTTCCAGTTCCGCGATCAAGGCGACCGTCTTGAAGCGCGACAGACTCTCGGAAGGGTCGATCGCCACAATCGACCTAGCCCGCGCCGGCGTGTAATCGACGAAGCCCTTTTCCTTGAGTGTCACGACTGCTCGATTGATCTGTCCCCGGCTCTTTAGACCGAGCGCAGCAGCCATTTCGTCGTAGGTGGGCGACCGCTCGCACG